GAGGGTAGAGACTATTAAGGTCAAAAGACACAACCCAATCATACTTTCCAGGAATCGGTTCCTTGACGTAGGCTCCTGCATACTTCTCATCCTTTTCGGATCTCTCTTTGGGAGGAATAACAATATCCTTCCTCTTTAGATAGTTATAAATGATGCAATCCCAAAGTCGCACTTGGTAAAAGATATCTTGATAATTCACCTTGGCATCGTAAGCCATGGTCAGGGCAAGTTCAATCAACTTGAGTTTATCCTCAAGTCGATCTACCAGTTCCACGTCAACAATGTTGTACTCAACAAACTTCTGCCAACCATGAGTATAGAAATCCTTGAAGGTATCAAACTCAGAGTGGTCTAGTTTCTGTTGACCAAGTTCCTGTTGTGCAATGTAGTCCAGACGGAAACTCTCTTGGTTGGGAGTACCAGGAGACCACCGATACAGACGCATGTAATCAAGAATAGCTACACCACCCACATCCACGCAGAAGTTCTTACGACCCTGTACAAAGACTTCCTGTTGCGTCACCAGACCCCAAGGAGACAGACGGCGCATCAGTTTCTCCCCTAGAACGCGGTTCAGGCGTCCTGCAAGGTAGGGAAGGTCAAAGAACTCACAGTTCCAGCCAGTCACCACATCAGGGGTGTTCTCGATCCACCACTGGATCCAGGCACTCAACATTGAATACTCATCAGAGAACTGACGATAATCAACGTTCTCCTGTTTATTGTTGAATGGTCCAACACCCCAAGTGATAATCTGTTTGGTATTGAAGTCCTGAATCGTGATCAATAGAACTTCCTCAGATGTAGATTCAACATCGGGAAATCCATATTCAGCTTTCGTCTCAATGTCAATCGTCACAAGATTGATCTTTGAGATGTCAAACTCAATATGTTCCTCTGGATAGTTGTCAGAGATATACTGATAGATAAAACGCTCAAATCCATAAATGTTGAAACCATCCACGTTATCGTACTTCTTCATGAAGTCACGGGTTTCGCGGATGGTTCCAGGATGAACGGGCTCTACAGGATCACCTTCTAACGTGCGATACTTTGATCTCTTGTTCTTTGCAGTAACAAAAAGAGTGGGATTGAAAACTTCACGGTTCATGTACCGTTTACCATTTTCATAACCACGGACCAACATTTGGTCCCCAACCATTTGAACGTTAGTATAAAATCGCATCAGGTGACTTTCAGGTACTCATCTTTTAGTTTCTCACTAGGTTCGACCATTGTGAGAATGTCGTCAGACCTCAACAGTATAACATCTTGTGGGGAAAAATCCAACCATGGACTGATGTCCAGTGATGATTGGTTAACAAGATATGGTTTTACCAGTTTACAATCTGGTTCACCGATGTCGGCAGCTACCTCAACAACCTCAGCCACCAACAACAGATTGTTCTTCAAGTACAGACATTGTACGTTCTTTTGCATTTAAGTGTTCCTCATAAGATGCTTTCAGTTTTTCAAGCGGTTCTGCGATAGTCACAACCCAATCAGCAGGGATTTGGAATTGTTTGTCTTCAGAGAATGGTTGCCACTTTTCAAAGTTGACACTAATTTTTTGACCCTCTTCCTCATTCAGAGGAACCATTTTTGAGAGGCTCAGAACTCTAGGTTCGGTAAGAAGAAAACCCACAATTTTCTCCTTTCCATCCTCTTCAAGAACAAGTTCTTTTATGTCAGCAACAATTTCTTCGAGGGATTTTAGAACTACTAATTTTACAGACATCTTTTTCTCCAAATTATAAAAGGGGTTACCCGAAAAGGCAACCCCACTGCATGGCACGCAGGTGTAAGTATTTAGAGGTAATTCTTACGGGCGTGATGATCTGGAACTATTTTTCCAAGGACGATTCTGAGGAGTCCGTCTTCGAAGGTAACGTCTCTGACCTCTGTGTCATCGGATAAAGTCCACGCTCGTTGAAAACTTCTCTGAGCCAGTCCCTTGTGGATAAACGTCTTGTCCGAGTCGGTGTCCTCCCGCTGACCCTCGACAAAAAGTTTTCCATACTCCGTGAAGACATTTACTTCTCCTTTCTTAAAGCCAGCTAGTGCAATCTCCAAATGAGATTCAACATTATTTACCTGAACAAGGTTATAAGGTGGATAGTTCTTTGTAGTTTCATGAAGATTGAATAGACGATCGAAATATTCGTCCATTCCAATGCTGTTGCGTGTGATCTTATCCATCAGGGTATTAAGATCCGCAGCCGTATACCTGGTGAGGTTAGTCATTTTTAGTTCTCCTTTAAAAGCGAGATTAGATTGTGTGGACCCTTGCGGCATCCAATACTAATTATACAAGAAGACATAAAAAAGGGGGACGGTTAACCCCCCCATAAAGTAGCGTATATTCCGTATGTATAGAGTCGCGCACGAAAGAGCGACGTTCTATTTATGCAGTTTCTTCTACTTTTTTCTTCTTACCGATATTGTACTTGGTCTCCAGAGCCCACTCATTCTTTTCTTTGTAAGAGAGAACTTTAATCTGGTTCAAAGGTGCAACTTCAGCAACCGATTCCTCTTTGACAACATCAATCAAACCCCAATCACAAAGCAGCTGGGTAATACGATTACGACGTTGTACATCATTTACAGTCAGGTTAGCTTTCTTACCGTCCAATGCAAAGAGTTCTTTGAAATGAACAATGAAATACTTACCCTGTTTATGCAGGATGTGACATGACTGATAGAGTTTTTTCTCCTTACGGGAGGCAACTCCAATACGGGTTAGGGTCTCACGGACCTTGAGAAAATCATCGGGTTCTCTCAAAGTCACTTCTACCATTTTATCAGGAGACCAACGAACCTCAGGTTCCGCGATACTCATTTTTTTCCTCCAGTCTCAAGTTTGGATTTAATGAATGCAATTTGTTCAGGAGATAAAATACGGAGGGCTTGTTGCGCCTTTTCATTACTATAACCATAGTAAGATTTAACTACATCAAGATCCTTGACTTTATCCTTTCGGAGCCAGGGAGAAAATCTCTTCCTTTTCCTCACACTATTTAGATAAAAGTCATATTGCAATTTCTTATCCAAGAAGTGAGACATGTTCATCTCATTGGCATACAAGACAGTATCCAGGTGACCAGACATGCACTTGTTAATAATAAAAGGAGGATACTCTTTTGCAAGAGATGGATCCTCCTCAATCAAATCAGTTTTGTTCTGATTGATCGAATTCAGCCAGTCTTTCAACTCCATACAAATTTCTTCACGTATTGGTATGCATATTGTTCACGGCGTCCTTTGATACCCCAACCAAGCCAGTAGTATGAAGGAACCATGTATTGAGAAATGGTAAAACCACCATGTTGATATTCAGGCAACACTTTCTGGAACGCATGTTCGTTGATCATGTACCGTGTTTGACCTTCGATAGAAGAAGGATCACAACCATATTTTCTACAGAACTTACCCAGACCGTTATACCGTTTTAAAGTAGTCCACTGAATAAGTCCATAACCACCCCGATGGCATTGTTGATAAGGAACTCTTGCACCACCCTCACAAATGTTTGGACGGAAACCAGATTCAGATTTGATGTTCCCCATGATTGCAGCAAGTGCATTGGCAGAACCAATTCTAGCTTTCTCCTGAAGTTCCTTTAGAACATACTGTTCATTTGAATTACAAGTAGGACACTTCCAAGACTTACTGATTACTTGGAGTTCCACTACTTCAGCAACAGGAGTAACGGGAGGTGGTGTTGGTTGAAAAAAGAAAAACAAATTACTTAATAGAACTCGACATCCGTTCTGGGACTTAACCCCTATACGGCTCTATATGTCATCGAATAATATCGATATCCATATCTTTGGTCCAAACCTCAAGTTCGGTACGGAGATTACCTTCCGTCTTGAGTTTTGTATAACGTTTGGAAGCCATCTTTTTCCATTTGTCAACCACGGCTTCCATATAGAACTTGTCAAAGTTCTGTGGGTTCTCTATTAGTTGAGTTTCCTCACCACGGAGAACCTCACGAACATTTGCAAATCCATAGTCAGAGAAGTATGTACGTTTCTTCTCAGTCAGTGCGGTTGCATTTGCAATCGCAGTTGTGAACTCCGCAACCTTTTGAGAAGGTAAGCTCTTCTTGATGATTGCGATCATCCTTTGTTGGGTCTTGAGTTTGCGACTGGATGCGTCGGCCTTGACCAACGACTCTCCGTTGTTCCTCTCGATAAACCATTTGTTCAGATCCTTGAAAATGTGATCATGAAGAAGTGGTGTGAAGTTACTATCAGTGAGACCTTTGTATCTCATGATAGGTTTCAAACCGTCATACTGAGATGCACTCTTGGTAGAACCATAGAGTGACGTGGTTTCAAAATGACAAATGTTTGCATCATATTTAGCGTTCAGAATCTCCCTTACCTCATGCGTACAACAAAGCATCGCAAGCAACTTACCGCCCAGGTAGTTGTATCCAAAAGGTTGAGTAGGAACGATAATGAACCCCATGATCGCATGTCGGTTGAAGATACCCAGATCTGGAGTCTGACCAAGCCATTCATTGCGAGGTCTAGAATTGATTGTGGGAGAACCAAACCTACAGAAACCAAGGATCGTATTGGTGTTCTTCTCCACGACCATCCATTTGAGAGACTTACCAGGAACGGAGTCTTCAATGGCATGGGACGTAGTGATCTGTAGTTTCTCGTTGAACTCCTTGAGAGATCGGATACCAGAAACCTTTCCACTTGTCTTCTTCAAATCTACAGCTTCATAACATGCAATATCCATATCCTCTGGATGCATGTCAAAAGCAGTGAACATACCATGAGTATCCTCTTCCTCATAGAACTGAGAAAGAGGGCTGCGATTGAGAACTCTCTCAATCTTTACATTACGAAGATATTCATCAATACGATCCATGTTGGAGAAGTAATTGATGAATTTGTCTGCGGCGTAAACCGCATCAATTTCACTTAGGATCATTTAAAATTACACTCAACCATGATTTCAGTCAACGCCGCCAAAAGATTAATCTCTTGATCTGCAACGAAGGCAATCTGATACTGGTATTTAGCAATAATAAGAACAGCGGCAGCAATAGAAGGACCTTCAATGGCTGTGTAAAGAGCATCGTAAACACGGCGCAGAAGAACACTAGGGTCATTATCGAGGTTATTGACAACCCACTTACGAACTTCTGCAAAGTCTTTCTCTTTGAGACTTTTAATGAGATCATTTACTTTAACGTCAGAGAACTCTGCGAGGATAGAGCTATCAATTGTACCACTGACAGAATATCTTTGCAACTCATTGAGTACACGTCTCCAATCGGGAAAGTGTTTGTTGATCAGTTCCGCAATAACTTTCTGATCATATGCAACACCTTCAGCATCAAGAATGGTGCAAACCCTTTTGAAGAAGTTACCAGCGATAGCCGGTTTGGATTTACCAGGGATAGAGAACTCGACGACTGCACATCGGGAGTGCAGGGGTTCAATGATTTTGTTTTTGTAGTTACAGGTGAAAATAAACCGACAGTTACCATAAAACGCCTCAATGTTCGCCCGTAGTAGGAGTTGAACATCGTGGGTTGTGTTGTCAGCCTCATCAATAATGATGACTTTGTGTTTAGCGCTCGAAGAAAGTGAGACGGTCGATGCAAAATTTTTGGCTTGGTTCCGTACCGTGTCAAGAAATCGTCCTTCATCAGATCCGTTTATTACAATATAGTCGCATCCAAGTTGTTCACAAAGAGCCCGTGCAACTGTGGTTTTACCCACACCAGCAGGGCCCGCAAGAAGTAGATTAGGAAGTTCTCCAGCGTCAAGAAACTCTTGAAAAGTCTTCTTGATGGATGCAGGGAGAATACAATCTTCAATGGTTTTGGGACGATACTTTTCGACCCAAAGAAAATCATTACGAGACATCAAAAATCACTCAAGTGGACGAACGAATTCGTTGGAAACGATGTCCTGGGATTCCAGGACCATCTTCATATAGTCTACACCAACTTGGGGATTCGTATGATCCCCACAGGTGAAGATGTCACATATAGCCATACCTTTTTCTGGCCAGGTATGAATACTGATATGACTCTCAGACAACATAGCAATCGCAGTGACACCCTGCGGTTGGAACTTGTGAGAGTTCATGGCCAGAAGTTGTGCATTGCACTTTCGTGACGCAACGTACAGGGTGTCCCTGATAAACTCCTCATCGTCCAACAACTCACGGTTGCAGTCTTTGAGGGTAAACAGGATATGTTTCATCAGTTGTAGGTGGAGTCAGGCTCCAGAGCGATGTAGTATTTAAGATCGGTGTTCTTGTTAGTAAACTCTGCAAGAAGTTTGGAGGAGATCACAACATCATAAGTACCAGGAATGATCTTGATGTTCTCAACCTTGAAGTTAAAGTTGAACTCATCTTCGGTCTCACCAACCTCTTCACTGAATTCGTGAGAAGTATCGTTCTTCTTGTCACGAACCACCAGCTCAACCTTACCGTTGCGACCAATGGCAGACAGGTCAGGAACCTGATAGATGGCAGCAGCCTTGAGGAGTTTGTCCAGCTGTTGAGTTGCAACAGTGAAACACACATCGCGGGTAGGAAGAGAGATCTCTTTCTCAGGAGGAGAAACGATCACATCAGGATCTGCAAAGAAGTATTTTGCACGACGACGACCATCACGAATGGTGAGATAACTTTCACCGAAGTCAAGGTCAGGAGAATCGTACAGAGAGAGACCACTCAGGAACTGGTTGAGATCATAGATCGCAAAGTCCTTCTCAAACTCTTCCTCAATCTTAGCCTCAGCAAGAATGTTCTTCATCACAGAGATGGTCTTCAGTTTGTTACCCTGTTTGATCAGGATCGACTGATTGATCTGGGAGAAGTTCTTGAGGATGTTGGTGGTGTTACTAGAAAGTTTCATAGGTGTCTTTGCGCTCATTGTGAAGACCAGAGAAGTGGTAGAGGAGAATACAATAGTGGATGGCTTTCAGAATGTCAAGTCTGGACTTACCACCCTTCTTACCAAAACGTGAGAGATATTTAATTGCGTTAGACCTGGTGAATGGCTCAGCATCACCGATACTCTCAATCAGGTCTAGAGTTTGAGTCTTGGACTCTTGAGAGGTGTAGTGTTGGTGATATGTACTTGTTAGATATTGTTCAATTTCTTTCAGGGTTTTGTCTTCTTGGTATTTCCAGAAGCCGTTTTGGTTTGTTTCTTTATTCATGTTTGCAATTTGATACTCAAGGTCACTATGACCCCATGGTCGCATACCATCATCAACTTTCATAGTGAAAACATTTCCATCTGGTGTTTCCTGTTTGTCAATACGGAGGGGAGTATAGTCATACCCCCCGTGATTCATGATAAACTCTTCGTCAGTCATCGCATCATATAGGGATACATTACTCATTGTACCTCATCGGTAGCCTTGATGTCAACATCCGCGTCAACTTTGTCATAGAGATCCATGAAAGCACCCTTGGTCTCTTCATCGAAACGATTGAGACAAACCTGAATGGCTTTCACCTTGTCACCGAAGATTGAGTATGCACGGACGATGTGGACCAGACGACGGGTAGAGATGACTTCCTCAATACCACCGTCATAGAAAGTGCGACGGATGATATCAGCCCAGTCAGTCAAGTGTGCAACAAACATTTTGTCATCACACAACTTGGAAAGAATGTTCTGTTCGATCTTGGGAGAAGGATAGGACTGTTCGAAAGTCACAGGGAAACGTTCAAGGAAAGCTTCGTTGAGAACGTTAGTCCCAATGAAACGACCATCATCACTACCCTTACCCTTGGTATTTGCGGTTGCAATCACGTTGAAACCCTCTTTGGGTTGAACGTGACGACCGATCTTCTTGAGAAAGACACCTTTACCCTCAAGAATAGATTGGAGACACAGGATCTTATTAGACGCAAGATCAACTTCATCTAGAAGGAGAATAGCTCCGCGTTCCAGAGCCTCAATGACTGGTCCATTGTGCCAAACAGTTTCACCATTAACAAGACGAAAACCACCAATAAGATCATCTTCATCAGTTTCGATGGTGATGTTGACACGAATCAACTCCCGACCAAGTTGAGAGCAAGCCTGTTCAACAGAGAACGTTTTACCGTTACCCGAAAGACCCGTAATAAATGCAGGATAGAAAAGACGGGACTGAATAATTTTCTTAAGATCGTTAAAGTTACCAAACTTGACGAAGGTATCATCTTTCTGTGGAATGAGGTTTTGTTCGATAGGAGGAACCACCGCAGGAGCGGTGACGGTCTTTTCAAGTTGTTGACGGGCTTCTTGCACAGTCAGGTCCCACTTACCACGGGAGATTTTATATTCATCAAGTCGTTTAGTCACAGTGGGATAAGAGATGCCGTTGGCGGCACAGTACCCACGAACATCACCAGAAGTGATCTTGTCACCGTAGGTATCGCGGAGTGCGTTGATGATGTTGTTGGACATTTGTTCGAAACCCTCATTGGTATGTATGTAATATACATGAAAAAACCCCCTAGGAGGGGGTGAGGTGGTCAGCCACCCAACTGTCCATGGTGGCGTCCTGTTGCATTTTCATCATGAGAAACATGGTTCTCTTGTGTGGTCTCTGTTTCCATCCATACCACTTAGAGACTTTACCCTTGTCATGAGGAGGTTCCTTACCAACCGAATAGTATTGATCAGCTGTCATGTCAATCACAAATCCATTCTCTCTATCTTTCAACCACCAGTGAAGATCTCCTCTGTAATCTCTGGCACTCATAGGATCAAGAGTATCAGTATCAAGGAGATAATACATAGCCTGAGTTGCATGATAACAATGCCCATACATGGGATTGGTCTCATTCTCAACACGATACTTCTTAGTAAGAAGATCTGGCGTGAGGCATTCCCGCAGTCTCCGTGAACACTCAAGGATCATGGAGAT